GTTATGCTCATGGCTTTGCTTGATTAGTCATACCTCCTGATAAAAATGGTGTCGCCTCTGTAAAGGGGAATCTACGATTAGAGAAGAACCAATCTGATGCGTTGATACTTGTATTTGTCCAAGTCGTACCCATTTCATCCCATGTCCGTGTTTCAGTATCCCAAGTAGTTGTTAAACTGTCCCATGTTTCATACTGAACAACCTTTGTAGGGTTGGTGAGAGATGTGCTAGGTTTTGAAATATTCGTTATAGCCATATTATCTTGTTGATTCTTGTCTAACCGTCATTCTCTTTCTAACATCTTCATTACGCCCACTGAAATATTGAACCATCTTCTTTTCCTCTTTCTGCATTTCAACTGATAAGGGTTGAAGATTACCCAGCCCTAGTGTCAAAGCACCATCATAAGCACCAGCAATAATGAATCCTCTGTGAAGAAGTGAGGGTACACCTGGTTCTTTGGTTGTGTCGGTAGCTGCGAAATAACTAGGTGTTCTTTGGAAGTAGAATTTTAGTCCAGAAGTCACAGAAGTTGTAGGAATACGGTTAAGTCTGACGACGTTATCGGCTATTTTATAGTACCCAGTTGGTGTTCCTGACACAACAACAGTATCAAGAGCCTCGTTTTCTTCTGTTTCATCTAACTCCTCTAGCTTTTCCCAATTACCCGCAGAGTCTTTAATGTCAACTCTTGTAAGAGTTAGAACACGATTACCTTGTTCGTCTGTTAGGAACGAGTAATCGGTTTGTCCTGAAATAATGTTTGTCGTACCTATTGGAAGTTTGGTGTGGTTGGAATCGTCAAATTGGAATCGTCTGTCTGTTGCGATTGCATAACCTGTCACCATATCTAAATAGTTATTCACTGAGTTAACAATCTTGGAAGTTGCCCACTGATTAGAGTCAACACGCATAAGTTGTCTTATTTGTTGAACGATACCAGTGTTGTTTACAGTATCTGAGAAAACCATGTTAGTAGAGAATTACGAATCCTGTAGCTGTTGTCCCTGTTGCCACAATTCTCTTGGTAAGAACTGGAATTGTAACACCTGCTGGGCAGAAGAATGACACCTTAGTAGTGTTCACTGTTGCATCAGCACCATAAGGTATAAGAGCAACTGTTCCTGCATATCCAACATATACTTGTCCTGGCTCATAGATAACCGCAGTTGCGTCTGTTGCGCTAACTGCTAGGGCATTTTCTGCCTGTAGGTTTATTGATTTACCTGTTTTTGTGTAAGTGAATGACATTTATTTTTAATTAGTTTTTATAAGAGGGTTAGTACCCTATAAGACTCCCCGATATGAGGAGTCCTAAGGAGACTAGGCTGAAGTAACTGCTGCCCAAGTAGAATCACCATCTGTGTTGATGTAGATTCTTGTGTTTGTAGAACCGTCTGTTCTTATCCACAATGAGCCTTTGTTAGCTACCTTACCTGTTGGAACACCTGAGCCAACATCCAACACTGCTGTTGAAGTTGAACCGAAAGTGATTTTACCAAGTATAGGATTTGAGCTTGATGAGACTGCCATAATAGTTTATTTTATTATTATTTTAATAATGCCCTTAATAGAGAGAAAGTGAAGCGAGTCTCGGTGGGGGACTTGCCCCACGTTCTCCCCACTAAGGAGAGAATAAACTACGCTGTCAAAGTGATGTCTATTGTCAAAGCACGCTTTGGAATCCATACTGCGATACCAACATATCCGTAAGTAACGATTTCCTTGCCTGTCTTTCCTGAAACTGCCTTTTCCTCGAAGTTGATACCTCTTGGAGCTGCGTATGTAGAAACATTCTTTACTCCGAACAATCTGTGACCAGAGTTTGTGTATGTAAGTGTTCCAACACCTGCTGCACCTGCTGTACCATCTGCGAATGTTGCTGTTCTGACGACATAGATGTCAACACCCATGTAGTTAGTCATGAAACCATTGTTCAAAGCTGCGTCTGCGAATGAGAATCCGTTTGTTGCTTGTGCTTGTGCAAAACCAACTACGTCTGTGTTCTCGATAACTAGATACATACCCTTGTAAGTATCAGCGTATCCTGCAACCTGTGAAAGAAGGTTAGCCATGATAACATTGATGTTTGCTGCTGTTGTGAAGCCTCCTGATGGAGTTGTGTATGTTCCTGTTCCGAGCTCAAGTAGGTTGTTAAGAACATACTTGTCAATTGCTGCTGCTACTGAATATGTGTGGTCTTCGATTCTGTTTGCGAACAAGTCAAAGTCTGACAATGTTGATTCAAAATCAAATATGTGTTCACCAACTATGAACTCATCTGTAACTGTAAGAGTATCATTTGTTGTTGTGAAGTCTGCTACTGCGTATGTACCAGCAAGAGCCTGAACGACTGTTGTAGGTGTTGTACTGTAAGGAGACTTGATTACCTTTGCATCAGAACGGTCAACTTCACAGATTTTCTCTGCTACTAGGGCGTTTCTAAGTGCTGTTTCTAATGTAGCCTTGCGATATTTCTCACGTGCTACTTGTGTTGCGAGTGTATTAGCCATTTTATAACGTCACTGTTTATTTTAATTTTTTGGTGACGGGGTTTATTTTATTAACCCACCGATTTTCTATTTACTTCTTCTTGATTGCATCCTAGCATTTGCCAAGCGGAGCATATCTTCATCAGTTTCTGGGACACTTCCACTTCTAGCTTTCGCTAAGAGTGAATCATCTGAAACCTTTGTAGTTCCACGTCTTACTGCACCAGTATTTGTTGCTTGTGCTGTCTTACGTTGTTCCTCTTTCTCATTTAGACTTGCTTTCACATTAGGATTTTTCAATGCTTCTGATACAGAGATTTTCTTGAACTTAGCCCATTCGACTACTTCATTGATGTCCTCTGCCTCAGTTATATTGTTCTTTATAAGAGCAATCAAATCTACTGAACTTATATTGTCTTTGGCTACTTTATTCACAGACTGTTGTACAGTTTCTGCGGGTTTGTTAGCCTTAGCCTTCCAATGTTCTTTCTGTGCCTTTAGAGTTTCTATCTGCTTTTTTAGAGCATCTGTGTCCTCTACGGATTCGTTTTCTTCAACTGGAGTTTCCTCAACAGTTTCTTCAATAACGACTTCCTCTTGATTGTCAGTTGTCTCTGTGTCATTAGTTGAGTTGACATTCTCTTGTTCATTTGTGTTCATCTTTTGTGATGTTAGTCATTTGATGGGTTTTGTCCCGTTATAATAATTATACCATATTCTCGTTTGTAAAGCACAAGTTTATCTCAATGAGTTCTTTTTAGCTTTCTTCTTCAATTCCTCTGGTGTCTCTGGAGCTTGATTTGCTAGTAATGCTAGTGATGTTAGACAAGTATCAATGTGCATTATTAGTGTATTTCTAGCTATAAGGTTTACTATGTAGTCCTTACCCAGATTACCCCCTTGAAACTCTACAATATCATTGTCGCCTATCGGTGTAAGTCTCTTTAATCTTTCAATACCACGGTCTATAAGTGATATTAGTGTCTGACGAATCTCTACTGCCCTTTCCATTTCTTCTAGTGACTTCTCTTTGAAATCCACTGTCATGTATAGGTCAAGGGTCTGTCCTAATGGTAGGTCAATATCGAGTTCAGGCTTAACTGTTTTCTTTAATAGATGGAAGACCTCTGGTGTCAATTTCTGCAACTGACGAATATCTGCATCTAATAAATCAACTGCCCAGAATACTTTACGCAAAGACTTGGTAAGTTCCTTGTTATCCTTAAATGTATTTTCAATCAAACTCAACTCACTGTCACTGTACATCATTCCCTTTGTATATTTTTTTTCCATTTGTTCACCGATTATTTTTTTAATTTCTTTCTGGCAATCTTAGCCATCTTCTTACCTGCTTTCGTATACGGATAGTGTTTTCCCTTTACTGTTGGCATTTGTTTTATGATTATGCTGGTAATTCCCCACCGACCTTTTCCATTCCTGCACCTTGTGGTTGTGCGGGAGCTTGGGTTACTGGAGTGCTCTGTAACTGAGAGAGCTCAATCGGAGATATGGCGGAAGTTGTTTCAAGTATTCTATTGAACAATAACTTTGCCGCTGGGTCTTGTAGAACCATTGGGTTACTTGCAACTGTCTGGAATACTGTTGTCAATGTTGCCAAGTCATCTTTGTAATTCTTATTCTCACCAGTTACATCAACTTCTGCATCCCACTCAAAGTCTGTGAATATATCTTTCCAGGTCTTACTCGGAATATCAGAAGGCTTAATAAATCTCTGTGCTCCCATCTTTGCAAACTCTCCTCTTAATTCATCTTCTGCACCTTCGATAAGCATAGCCTGTTCCTCTTGTGTTACAGGTCTGCCCTCTAGGATGTTTTCCTTTATAACTTTATTAGCATACTTTATTGCTGCGTTTGGAATATACTGTGAATCAATTACTTTAATCTGCTCTGCGGTCAATACCTCTGCAACTTCATCTGTCGTATCTAGTTTCTTCGTAGCGTTTGGAAGAATGTGCCTACGCATCATTTCCTCAATATAGAATCCTTTGTTCTCAACCATAATCTCAAATAGTGAATGGGCTTCTTGCTGTAGTGCCTCTACTTGTCTCCAAGCTGTACCAGATGGTGCTGTATTACCCATCAATGAATCGGGTGTTGATACAATCTCCTGTGCCAAAGCCTTCCATTGGTTACCATAGGCTTGTAACGACGCAATATCGTGTGAGCCATTATTCATCTGAGTAAGAGGTTGATTGATTTCGTGTATCATTATATCGCCTGTCTCAATGTTCGTTAGAGCATTTCTTCCGACATAGTTTCCATCAGATGTTTGGAATATCATCTTAGAAGCTAGGTCTAGCTGGTCTTTGATTGCCTTAGCTGTGTGATTCACCATCCACTGTGCCTCGAATAGATGTTCAACTGCACCGATTGATAATGTTCTACCATCCTCTTTGATAAGGTGAGTTATCATGTAAGGGTCTTTCTTTTCTTTACCTCTTATAAGTGTAAAGTCCTTGAACTCTTTACTTCTGCCACGCTTATTATCGCCTACAAATGATATAACATGCATCTGTTGAACGTATGTCTTTTCATCGTCTTCATTGTCTGTCAAATAGCTTAGTGGGAGATTTCCGTGTATCTCATAAAGCTCTATCGTGTCAGCTTTCGTATCTTTCTTTTGTCTATCCAAAGTTTGGCGTGATGTTACTGCATCTAGCAATTCTTCAACTTGCTTCTCGTCATATCCTTCACGCTGTCTTAGTTGTGCAGGTGTAAGATACAACTTTTCAATCTTTGGGTTAGAATCAAAATCTATCACATCAACGATAAGGCGATTCCAAGGAATAACCTCTGCATGTAACTCTCCATCTTTTTCAACGAACTTAACTACTGTTGAACCATATCTTGCTAGTGAACGACCCCAATCATTTAGGAACGCACCAAAGTAATTCTTTCTCATCCATTCATGTAGCTTAATCGTAGCCAGGAACGAAGCAATATAATCACTACGCTTTCCTGCACGAATCTTAATGTTCTTTCTATCAATGTCTGTGGCACGATACCAAATGTTTACAGCCGCAGTTACAATGTTAAAGAAAGGCTTTTCACGATTTAACGAATCTGTACTACCTGAGATATGCTTTGAATTAAGATAGGCATCTATTTTCTCTATCGTTTCGTGCATATCAAACTCTACGTACTTTGAAATGGTTGTAGAACCACTTGTGTACTCTTGCTCTTGTTTGCGAATTAACTCACCTATTGAATCTGACATATTTATTGGTACTGTTTACGACCAGTACATCCCCACCTATTAGTTTATATCTGATAATTATACCATACTATCTTGTACTACCTGTAATGTTTCTCTTAACATGCTCAAACCTTTCTCTCTGAATATTTATAACTCTTGACCTTTCCTCTGACTGTCCTGGTATCATACGACTCATAACATGGAAATACATTCTCATAATCCAAGTGTCCGAATCGTCTGGGCTTCTACCAATAGCGTTCTTAACATCTTCCTTTGCCATAGCCATTCGTTTACCATCTCCTGATGATACATCCTGATACGCTGCCAATTCCTCTATAACCTTATCCTTTAGTTCACCAGTTACCCTACTTGCTATCTTATGATTATTCACAAGGTTAGATAGGGTGAAGACACATTGTGACCTTAGGTTCTTGTAATCAGATACTAGGGGGACAAGTGGGTTGTCTATGTGACCAACATTAGGTAGGCGAGTAATCGGCATATCAGTCTTGATGGGTGCATAGGATGACTTGAATCCAACTATCCCATCTAGGAGTGAAGACGACGCAACCCCCGCTCCGACTCCTATGGCATCCACAGCGATGTGTGAATATGGTATCTGATACATTGAAGCGTACTCCCTAATCTTCCCGACTATTAACTCTGTATTCAATCGTTCAAACTTCTCACGTCTAGTTTCCTCTAACCCTTCCCAGAATGAAAATACAGTCTTGTCTGAGCCATCATCAGCTATGTCTACAATCATATACTTGTCAGCAGTCTTGGTAATTGTGTTAGAGAATACATCTACTATCGCATCATACTTGAACAATGCTCCAGCGTTCTCAACGTGTTCAGCAAGTATCTCTTGTCTGTATGCAACTTGGTTACCTTCGTATTCTTTTAATAATGAATCCTTTTCGTCTTGTGGTAGGTGTGGGTTATCGTATGTGGAGAAATTAAAGCAAGCGTAGGATGGGTCTGTCTGTGCTATTAACTCTAGTCTTTTAAGGTTTGGGTTCTCTTTCTTTGGCGTTCCAATGAATGTAGCCGCACCACCTGAGTCAATGAGTGTTGGTCTGAATATCTCTTGCCAACCAACTTGAAATTCTTTCATAGTGTCTACTTCATCAAACACAAGTTTGTACGCACTCTTACCTCTAAAGTTCTCTCTGTTCTCCCAGCCAGCCAGTTTAATCATGGAATTACCCCCATCCTCTGTAGGTACAATAGCTTCTAGTCTTTGTTCATTGAACTCTGCAATACCATGCAATCGTTTACGCAAAAGTAGCCAGATTATTTCTCGGGCTTGTACTTGGTTTGGTGCAATATAAAAGATGTTACGGTCTTTGCCAGAGACAGCAGCAAAACACATGTCCTCTATTTCAAGAGTTGATTTACCTGCTCTGCGCCCAGCACGAATAACCTTGAATCGGGCTTGGGACTTTACTATTTCAACTTGCTTTGGATGTAGTTTCATTGTTTCCACCGTTAAACGCTCCATCAAATATAATCTTTACTTCTCCTTTTGCTTCTATTTCACCAGTCTGATGAGGCATACCTTCCGCCATCTTCCACTGCACATCAAGGGGAACAGTTTTGAGAAACTCTACTCTTTCCTCATCTGTCATTGTCATAAGCCTATCCCTTACCCATTCTTTGAGGGTTTTGCCCTTAGGTCTGCCATTCGGGTTGCCAGAAACCCCCTTAGGGAAAGTTCCGTCAGGATTCCTGATTATTTCCTGAATTACAGGTTTTACTTCTACAGTATTCTCCATTCCAATATTATAC